GCTACGGTGCGCTGTGCTTCGTCCGAGGGGTCCGGTTGACTTATGGCAGGGTCGGTTGTCCGAGTGACCTACCGGCGTCGGGGTCAGACTAGGCGCGACAGAACGTGCAAGAGCGGGGCGGTGGCGCGCCCCACCGCCCCGCTAGCGTTGTCCTGTCGTAGCGCTATGCGTTCGCGTGTGCTTTCGCGTTCGCTTGTGCGGTGCGAATCCTTTTGCCGGCGGCGCGCGCCCGCTTCGCGGTCCGCTTGTCTCCCGCCTTGTCCGCCTTACTCTGCAACGACGCCGCAGCCCCGGCGAGTACCTGTAGGTACGACAAGGCCAGTGACAGTCTCGTCGCCGTGAGTCTCTTCGCGACGTTCGTCGCTCGCGGCGTTTTGCCGTTGCTGCCGGCTACCGTGATCACGTCCACGCTGCGGCCGCTCCTGTAGTAGAACGCTTTCCCGTTCTTCCCTTCATACGCGGACGCAGCGTCCTGTGCGTCGAAGCTTGATACGTATACTCCGTAGGTTCTGTTAAACCCATCCTGCGACGCAGGAGACACTTTGATCGATTCTCCGATCGACATGACCAGCGCCATGAGGACGTTGCAACCGTCAGCGTCGTTCGACGCTGCGATCTGCGCCCGCGTGACGGGCCGTTCGAGGACGTCGGAGACGTCGCAGTCCATCATCCCGCTGAGATCGATCGTCTGTAGAGCGTTGTGCACCGCGGAGGCTGCGGTGGCGCGGTCGTTCTTGCTGTCGTTCGTAGTGTTCGTAGTCATTGTTCGGTCCGTTCTGCCCGGTAAGGGGCGGTAAGGGACGCGTCCAGCGGCGCGTCGGTTGTGTGTTCCCCTGTGCGAAGCACGGGATTTGCATCGTAGCATGTGCGGTCATGATTAGCTAGCGCTAAAACCTGAGTCATTCCGGGCACATGACCCTAGAACGTGTTTCACACCGCAGGCCTGCCTGCAAATGAGTAGCGGGTTACCGTGACTTGACAAGCGCTAATCGTGTCCTGGCTTGACAGGCGGCGTTTTTGCTCAAGGCGCCACTGTCGTCGGTGCGAGGACACGATTAGAGGTTTGTGGGCACGGTCGACCGATCCCTGCTGCAGGACAACTTGCACGATCCCCCCGCAACCAGGCCTGGTTGCAGGGGGTGGTAGACTGTCCGAGGCTCGAGGTGGGGGGCCAAGCGTCCCCGCGACGCGCCCCGTGTGCACGGGCCTAGGGTATCCCCATGCCTACATGGTCCATTCGTGACGGGGCGCTCGCGCGCGGCTGAGCAGCGCGGTATCGTGACCTCCATGCGCAGACCGGCCAGCACACGCAGTCTCTGCGCATCGGAGGAGCCTTGGCGGCGGACAAGACGGTGACGACCCTCAGCGGGCTATTCCTGGACCTGCATGACGCGTTAGAACAGGTGGGTGAGCGGGCCGTGGGACGACAGCACGACGCCAGCGCCGTCGCCCGTAGCGGGAGTAGCGGCCCTGGCGCGGGAGCGCGAGCTCGGCCAGCTGATCGAGCAGGTCAAGCAGACGCTGATGACCGCAACGGCCACGGCCACGAAGGTCGAGGAGCTGGTCACGCGGCTGGCGGTCCACGAGACGAAGAACAGCCAGGTCCACGCGAAGTTCGACGAGCTGCACGCCCTGGTGGTCCGCGGCTCGGAGGGCGACCGGAGCCTGAAGGGCCAGGTCTCCGAGCTGGAGCAGTGGGCCGAGAATACGGAGCAGACGCTGGCGCCCCTGCTGGACGGAACGGACTCCCAGCGTTCGCTCGCGGACCGCGTGGTCGAGCTGGAGCTGCTGCTGGCGGCCAGCGGGGACGACTTGAGTCTCCCGGAACAGGTGGCCGAGAACAGCAGGACGACGGCCGAGCTCCGAGTGTGGAAGCGCCGCGTGCTCGTCGCTCTCACGGGCGGCGGAAGTATCGGGTTTTTCGGCGGTGGTGGCGCCGGTAAGCTCGCCAAGGCGCTGACCATGCTCGCGCAGGCGCTGGGCGGATAGGCGCGGTGCCTGGTGGTCGTCCCGGTTCGGATCCTGCGCTACGACGGCCGGCGACGGAGCAACGACTTGTACCTGTTGGCTGAGCTCTGGCGACAACGGATGCGTCCGCCAGGTGTGCGGGAGGCCGTCACGGCGCTGCAGCTCACCTGGCCACCGTACCAGCAGGAGCGCGCCCGCATGCTCGCGTACGTCGAGACGCTCCTCGAGGACTTGGGCGACTACCTCCGGAACCGGGTGGTCTTGGTCCCGGTGGACTAGTGATGCCGCTCGTCGACGCCCAGCTCGCGCAGGCCGACAGGAACTACCGCCGCCGGTCGGCCGAGGTCCGAGGCGTGCTGGCCGGCTTCGGCTGGGCAGGCGTCGGCGCGACGCTCGGGAACCTGTTCGGGGACATCGCGGTGGGTACCGGCGCTGGCGCGGCCTTCGCCTTCGGCCTCGGCCTGTTCCGGCTCCATCGAGCCGAGGTCCAGTTCCGCAAAGCGCTCTGGGCGCGGCGCGAGTAGCGCGGTTCCGTGGCGGGGCGCTCGCGCGCGCGTGACTGTCCGTACAGAAACTATTGCCACCCACACAGTTGTGTGGTACCACACAAGAATGAGCCACACCGCGACGACGAGACGTGACTTCCTTTGGCAGTTTGCCGGGACCGCGGTAGCAGTGGTCGCTGTCGGTGCGGGGGCCCTCGCAGGCAGCGGCGCGCCTCCCGCGACCAGGGCGCTCGCGACCATTCGCATCAACGGTGAGGTGGTCGGCTACGCGCCCGAGTTCACGCTCGTCGAGCCTGGTGCGCTCGGCGATGTCGTGACCTTGGACCTCCCTTACGAAGTGCTGCCAGCCACGTACAGCTGCACGTTCACATGCCCCGCCGCACGGAGCCGACGTGAGTAGTGACGGCGATGGGACCGAACCGTACGGCATGTTCGCGCTCTCACTCTTCTACGACGACCTGCAATCTACCTTGCCGCATGAATGGCACTCAACCGAAGGGACTCCAATGAAACCACAACACCTCCGATACCTGCTCCGAGACTCCCGGACCCCGAAGCGTTCCGAGGAGCGCGGCATGGACCTTCCGGACGCGGCTTGGCAGCTGCTCGACGACGGCGCCGAGCTCCGCGTCCACGAGACGTTCGGACCGTTCGTGCTCACCGCGACTGAAGGTGCCGGCTACGGCGAACTGGCGTGGGCCGGACGCGAGAAGCTACCCGAGGCGGTCGCCGCGGCGTACGCGGCGCAGCGCGCGACTCGAGGCGTCGACGACGTCGAGTGGCGGGGCGAGTGGCCGACGGACCCCGGGTTCTACTGGTTCTTCGGCCGGCGCGCCGAGGACCGGCTCTCGGAGCCGCCCGGCCTGCACGTGGCCCGCGCCGAGGTCATGGTGGAGTCGTTCCTCACTGGCGACGGCGAGCGCAAGACGCGCGAGTTCCTGCTGGTCACGAGTGACGGGCGCCCGATCGTCCGCGGCCAAGGCTTCACGCAGGGCATGTGGGCTCCGGTGCACACGCCCGACGAGGACGACCTGCCGGCCGAGGCGTTCGCGGTGCTGCCGCCTCCGGACCCGCAGCAGGGCGGCGCGCTGGTGCACTGCGTCCGCGGCGGCGCGAGCCTGTGCGGTGCGCAGATCGGGGCCCGCGACACGGTCGCCCGGACCACCCAGCTCGCGCTGATCTCGTGCCCCACGTGCCGCGCCGCGGCGGAGCGTGTCGGCTGATGGGCATCAAGGTCCTCGCGCGCGTCGAGTGCGACAAGCACGGCTGCAAACACCTCGTGTACCGCACCTACGGCGGGCGCACGGGCCGGAAGCCGTCGAACGACACCAACGAGATCGTGCGCCTGCGCAACGAGGGCTGGAGCGTGATCACGGGCGGCTACCCATCGACGTTCGATGACGTGCGCGTGGTGCTGTGTCCGGAGCACGCCGTCGAGGAGCCAAGGAAGGACGCACGAGCATGAACGACGACAACGTGCGCAGCAGCCTGCTGCAGCTGCTCGAGTTCGGGATGTACGCCACCGAGTGGCGGCGCCGCACCGACGACAAGTACGCCGTCGCGGTCAGCTACCACAACATCATCATCAGCCGGCAGTTTTGGAAGTGGTCCGTCAAAGAGGACTTCGCCTTCGGGCGCCGCGTCGTCGCTGGCGAGTCCGGTCCGGAAGTCGAGGAGCTGCTCGCCGAGGTGCAAGCCGCTTTGCGGTACTTGCGGTCCCTGCGCCCGGAGGAGGACTCGTGACCGCGAACGTCGACACGGTGAAGACCCAGCTCCGCGTCTAACAAGGAGGAGAGACCTGATGGACATCTTGAAAGCACACGCCGCCGTACAGTCGATCGACGCGGACGGGACGCCGCACGTACTCGTCGAGGTCGAGTGGTCCGAGAAGCTGCGGAGGGCGCACCGCAACTCGCCGACCGGCGCGCCCGCAACCAGCGTTGCGCTCGTCGCGCCCGGCACGTCGTCCATCCGCGGCCCGCAGCCGCGTGACCCGGCGACCGAGCAGGAGCTTCGGGGCGAAGGCGCGCGCCTGCGAGAGCAGGCCAAGCGTCTCCGGAGGCGGCTGTTTGCCGAGAGGCGGCGGACCGCGTCCACGCGTGCACTGGCGCCGGCGGAGTGGCCGGCGATCGACATCGTCGTGTCCGCCCTCGGCGACTTGCCGCCGAACCCCATCGTCGCGCTGCGGACCGATCAGCCGTACCCGTCCACGATGATCGCGGCGTTGCGGGCGGCGCTGGCCGCACGGTTCGGTGCCGGCACGCAGGTCTTCATGCTGCACGCTGGCGACACGCTGGAACCCAGCGACGAAGCCGAGCGCGAAGCGGCGATGCAGCAGACCTGGCATGCGCGGGCGCAGCGGCTGATCGCCGAGCTCATGGAGCTCGCTGCCACCTCGGGCGAGCATCGGAGCCTGCCGGACGGCGGTTCGGAACGCAGCCCGATCTCGCGCCTGCGCCGGCGACCCCTCGTACACCTGGCCGAAGACGAGGTCAGCTTCCGCGTGGGCTGGTTCGAGTCCGAGGCGCTCAAGTCCGTCGCGGAGATCGCCGAGCACGAGGACGCGGTGTTCGCAGGCGAGGTCTGCGACCAGGTCCGCGACACGCTCCAAGCGCTCGAGGACCTCGGAGCTGACGAGTGGTCCGACCGGCAGTACGCCGGCGAGGGCAGTCGAGCGCTCGGGCGTCCCGGAGGTATCATCGACCTGCTTCAGCGCTTGATGGACCAGCTCGTAGAGCTTCGGGCCAACGCGCGCCTGGACGCGTGCGCCGTGGACCGGGTCCTCGTCGAGCCGTGGAGCCAGTGCACGAAGTGCGGCGCCCACCTGTGCTCGGATGGCGCGTGCGTATCGGCGCACTGGGCCAAGATGCACACTGACGTCGAGATGCCGCAGGACATGTTCGACGCCGTGACGCCGCGTCCTGGCACCGAGTCACGGCGTGTCGTCGTTCCGGACGGCGCACCGACCTACGAGGTCGAGGACATCTTCGTCTCGATGAAGCACGGCGGTAATCGCGTCGCGCTGGTGCGTCCCGGTGAGTTGCCGCTGCCGTTCAAGGACTCGCTGGCGTGGTTCGAGGACGTACGGAACCTCGGAACCACGGCCCACCCGAAGTGGGCAGGTAAGAAGCTCGTGCGCATCCTCGACGTGCAGCGTGTCGGCGGCAGCATCGCCAGCGTGCAGCGTTCCGAGAACGACAGCTACGGCCTGCTGTTCGACGAAGGCTGCTTCGACGGAGGCTTGCTGTGAGCGGGCGCGGCCTGGAGCGCGATGCTGCCGTCGCGGCGATGAGCGACGGCGTGCTGCACGCTGCCAACGCGCGCATGGCCGAAGCCGAGGCGCAAGGCTACTGGCGGGAGGCGCAAGAGCTCCACGCCAAGTGTCGCCAGATTCGCAGCTCGCTGCCGGCCGAGGCCGGAAGCCCTGCGCTGTGGCTCAGTGTCGGGCTGATCGTGGGCCTGACCGTCGGGCTCCTTGCCGGGAGCTTGTGATGGCGAACGTGTGGGGTGTGATGTTGACGTGTGTCGGCTGCGACGATGGCGGCGCCCTGTTCGCGGAGGCGATGCCGAACCGCTGCACCGAGTACGCGTACCGCGACTACGACGGGCCGATGCAGGAGGTCAGTCGGGGCGGCGGCGGACAGCAGGGCTGGCACCTGGACGTGTGGCTCGGCAGCTACAAGTCCCTCAACATCGACGAGCTGGTCGACATGCTGCGCGAGTGGACGAAGGTGAAGAGCTTCAAGCGCCTCGAGGCCGGCGAGCGGCGGTTCTTCGACGCCGACCTCGTGTCGTGCTTCGTCTGCTACGAGGAGGACGGCGGCCGCTACGCTCGGCCGGTGCAGGTCTGGCCGCCAGCTCCGCTGCCCGAGGTCGACCTGCGGCCGGCGCTGACTGACGCGGCGCTCGTGCAGCAGGCGTGCAGCGGATGTAACGGGCGCGCGACCGTCGCGACGCCGTGTCACGCCTGCGGCGCCTTCGTACCCACACTCCGGGTGCAGGTGGTCGACGGCCCGCCGGACATCTCCGGCAAGGCGATTGACCAGGCACGGGCCGAGCACGGCCTACCGCCGCTAGGAGACCCGCTCAATGACTGACCACTCTGACGACCGCGCTGACGGCACCACCGCTGCGTCGAACATCGACCGGAGGTTCGCGGCGCTCAACCGCGTCCGGTACTCGCTGCCGGGTTCCGGGCTCCCCAACGGCCAGATGCCGCGCGACGGCTTCGATCGGCTGCGGCCCGCGTTCGTCATCAAGGCGCGCGAGCGCTCGCTCGACGCGCGCATCGCCGACGCGATCGCGGATGGCCGCTGTCGGGAGACGCGCCCGTTCACGCTGTCTTGGGTCAACGGCCGGGTCGCGTGGGCGCACCCGCACGTTCCGTCGCAGACGCCGTTGCGCTACCCGCACACGCTCGAGTGGGCTGCGCGCCGCCACCCCGCGGCCCGCGCGCCGTCTCCTGACTTCGGTGAGGGCGTGCTCAAGCAGTACTACGGCCAGCAACTCTCCACCGCGCGACGACTCGCGCAGTACGCCGCGAACCCGGACGCCGTGCTCGACCAGCTCTCGCGCTCGTCCTCGCTACCCTTCTTCCCGCCACCTGCCACCACCAACAAGGAGACCGACATGGACAACGACGACATCCTCACCCGCAACACCACAGCCGTGACGGCCGCCGAAGCGCTGCTGCTGGCCCTGCGTGACGGCGCGCGGCCGCCGCTCGACTCGAAGGGCGTCGCGCGCCCGCGCTACCCGGGGTGGACCGACTTCAAGCTGGTGCCGCTGTCCGAGCGCAGCGACATTCCCAGCAACAGCTGGACGATCCTCGAGGTGTTCGAGCAGGCCGAGGTCGTGCTGCTCGGCTTCAAGCGCGACGACTACGTCGCCTCGGTCTGTGCCGAGCGCGACGAGGCGCTGGAGGCCGCCAAGGCGGCGCGAGCGAAGACGCGTGTCGCCGAGCAGCAGCACACCAAGCTCCAGACCGACCTCGCGGTGGCCGAGGACCGGGTCGGCGCCGCCGACCGAGAGCGCCGGCGCGTCGCCGAGATCGCCCAGGTCGATCGCCAGCTGCTCCGTCGCTTCGAGGAGGACTTCGCGACGCTCCGCAAGGAGCTGGGCGACGAGCGCCTTCGCGCCGTCCTGGGTCGCGTGGAGCCGCCGAAGCGGGAAGTCCCGGAGACCACGGGGGACCCCCGCGGTTCCAACCGCGACATCGCCGATCTGCTATGAGGCGCCCGATGACGGACGCCGAGCTGGAGGCGCATCGGCTCGCCGTGGAGCAGTGCGTCCGGGAGACGCGCGCGATCGGCCGAACGCGTCGCCGCCGAACCCCTGCGCCCGGCGCGCCGTGGTGGGCCAAGCTGCTGGCCGTGCTCTTCGGTCTGTCGGTCGGCGCGGCGATAGCCGATGCGATACACGGACCGCCCACGGACCCATGGGCCTGAACGCTGCAGGGGGCGCTAGGCGCTCTGTGTTGCCGCTGGCGGCGCTCTGGTACCCTGCCGAGGCCCGGACTGTTACGCGTAAAGGTGGGCGCGCTCCCCGCCGAATCGAGGGAGAACCCTAGCAATGGTGACGGACAAGCAAATTGAGGTGCTCCGCGTGTTCATGGGCGCGCGGTCGGCCAACGAGCCGCCTCCGACCTTTCGGGAGCTGTGCGTGCGGTTCGGCTGGAACTCCACGGGCACGGCCCGCGACCACGTGCGCGCGCTGGGGCGGCAAGGGCTGCTCGAGGACATGGCAGGTGTGCGATCGCGGCGCTGGCGTCTGACGCGTCGGGGCGTCCGGATCGCGCAGGATGCGATCGACGCTGAGCGTGGCTGACCCGCTGGGCGGCACCGGCCGCGCTTCTACCACGAACCAGCGAGGCTCGCTACTGTGCTAGTCTGCGAGCGTGAGCGTTCATGCGCCGCGAGTGGGCCGGAAGGTCATCGACGCGATGTGCCGCCGCTCGCTGGCCTTCTTCGCGAGCGAGAAGCTCCTAGGCGATCCAGAACCGCCCTTTTCTGGACGCTTCCTCGTCGCGCAGCACCACGAGGAATGGTCGGACCTCATATGCAACAACGACCGTGTCTGCATCGAAGCGGCGCGAGGACATGGCAAGAGCCACTTCTTCACCCTGGCCCTGCCGTTGTGGGACGCGTTCCGGGTTAAGCGCGCCGGCCTCGACCCACCCGACTGCGTCATCTTCTCTGCGAGTCAGCGGCAGGCCCAGCGCCTGCTGAAGAAGGTCCAGATCCAGCTCGAAACGAACCCGAAGCTCGCGCACCTTCTCCCCGGCGAGCAGGAGCGCAGGCAGTGGTCGTCGCAGGGGCTCAGGCTGGCCAACGGCTACACGATCAACGCGAGCGGGTACGGTACGAAGGTCCGCGGTGGCCACCCGCGCCTGATCGTGGTCGACGACGGGTTCAACGACAACACGGCCTACTCGGAGGTGGTGCGGGCCAAGGAGATCGACTACTTCTTCCAGGCCATCCGCCCGATGCTGATCCCCGGCGGCAAGATCGCCGTCGTCGGCACGCCGCTGCACCGCCAGGATCTCTACGCGCTGCTGTCGAAGAACCCGCAGTACCAGTTCCGCCGGTACCCCGCGATCCGCGAAGGGGAGGGGCCGAACAAGGGGCAGCCGCTGTGGCCAGAGCTCTACTCGATGGAGGACCTTCGGGCGATCGAGGAGGAGGTCAAGTCGATCCGGTTCACCCGCGAGTACCTGTGCCAGCCCGTCGCTGACGGCAGCTCGCTGTTCCCTCGGCGGCTCTTCGAGGGCGAGAACGTCGAGCAACCGGACGTGCGCCTCGGCATGCCGCTGGAGTTCTGGCGAAGGCTCGGGATCCAGTTCACGGCCATCGGTGTGGACTTCGGCCTCAGCAGCTCGGTCTCAGCGGACTACACCGTCGTGTGGACGATGGGCCTCGACAGCACAGGGAACCGGTGGATCATGGACATCTATCGGGAGAAGGGCCTCGAATACACCGAGCAGAAGAAGCTCATCGTCCATGCCGCCAAGCGCTACCAAGCCGACCTGGTCTACGTCGAGAGCAACCAGGCGCAGCGCATCTACGGTGACGAGCTCCGCAACGAGACGGACCTGCCGATCCAGAACCACAACACCGGCGAGAACAAGCACTCGCAGGTGAAGGGGCTGCCCGCGCTCCGCGTGCTGCTCGAGAACCGGAAGTACCGGCTGCCGATGGGTGACGAGCGGAGCCGCGCGCTCATCGGCGCGTGGATTGAGGAGATGCAGGGCGTCACGGTGCAGATGGGTAAGGTGGTCAGCCTGGCTGAGCACGACGACCTGCCGATGGCCAACTGGATCTGCGAGCGCGCGTTCGCCGACACCCCGTTCGACTTCAGCTTTGGCGAAGAGGACGGCGACAAGGAGGCGTTCGACGAGCTGATGCTCGACATCGCCGGCACGGGTGATCCAGCGAGCCCCGACTACATCGAGGACGACGCCTTCGTTCTGGGCGCGGAGCCCGCCGGCCGTGGTCGGCCACCGACGATCAACGCGCGCATGGTGGACGGGCACCCCGAGGACGTGTTGCACGCGACTGAGCCTCCAGCTAAGAACCAGGGGTACCCGTTCGGCGCGCCGACTGCTGCGCAGATCCTGGGAGGCGGCTTCTGATGCACATCTGCCCCGAAGAGATCCTCGCGCTCGTGGCGGCGCTGCCGTTCGTCCGTGTCGCGTGGGCACGATGGAGAGGGAGGCGCGCATGCCAAAGCTGACGCTGCGACGTTCACTGTCCTCGATGCGCGCATCCCTCGGCCTGTCGCTGTCGCCGTTCAACCACGGCGAGCGCACGCCAGGGCAGGTGCCGCAGCGCGACCCGGCGTATGCGGTGGCGCCCGAGGTGATGAAGCTGGCCACAGCGGCCGCGGTGCCCGAGGCGCAGCTGCTCCTGCGGCATTCGGCTCCGGTGTTCCGGGCCAACGACGTCGCCAAGGGCCTGGGGCTGGATCGGCAGACGGAGAAGCGGCTGGGCAGCATGGTCCGCGACGCTGCGCACGGCGCCGTCAACGAGGCGGTCTTCCGTCAGGACCTGATGGGCCGGTTGTACAGCCAGGCCGGCCTCGAGCCGGAGCGCCGGCGGGCCGTCTTCCAGCGAGCGCTCATGTTCTGGCGGACGACGGACGGCGGCTCCGCGCGCAGGCAGACGCTGCGCAAGGGGCGCAAGACGGAGCTGCCGGTGTCGGCCGTGCGGGAGCAGGCGTCGACCAAGCTCGGCATCCCCCAGCACAAGCTCCCGCAGCGCGGGCGCGCGGACCCGGTCACGCAGGTGATGGGAGACAGCAAGCGCGCGATCCCACCCGGCTCCGTGCGCGTGCACTACAGCAAGACGCGCGGCGGGTACGTGCGCGCGGAGAAGCTGCCGGACGGCACGTGGAAGATCTTGGGCAAGGTGCACGACAAGGACGGCGGCAGCGATAAGAAGAAGGACGCGCACCCCGAGCTGCACCCCAAGGACGAGCACCCCTCATCGCCGCCCCCAGGCAAGGAGCCCGTGCACACGCGGGACGGCAAGCCGTACCGGCGACACCCGAACCCCCCGATGACCGTAGGCAAGGCGGTCGTGTATTCTCATGGAGAAGCGGCCGCGGCCGAGGAGATGAAGAAGATGGAACGCGAAGAGCTGTTCAAGGCGATCAAGGACTTCCAGGTGCCGGCGGACGACGTCAGCAAGGGCGAGAGCATGGAGGGCATGCCGTCGCCTGGCGGCGCTGGCGGCACGATGCAGAAGCTCGACAGCAGCGGGCACGAGAAGGACCCCGAGCAGCAGCTCAAGCCTGGCAACCCCGAGGGCCACGAGCTGGGCAACGGCGCGGGCTCCGGCGACGCCAACGGCCTGGGCAACGCCAAGCAGGGCAGCGAGGGGCTGGCCAAGGGCAGCGAGGGCGACGAGGCGCCGGCCGAGACCGTGGCCAAGGGCGACCCCCGCGCGAACTACCCGGTGGCGATGCCGACCGCGCGCGGGACGCAGTGGACGCAGGGCCCGGACGCGCGCGTGGCCTACAGCTCCGTCGCCGACGAGCGCATCGCCAAGGCGATGGAGGACGGCACGCTGAGCCCCGAGCTGGGCGCGCCGTCCAGCTCACCGCTGTACGGCCTCAACAAGTGCGGCAACTGCGCCACCGGGTTCAGCAAGGCGCTGACGGTGTGCCCCGACTGCGGCACCGACCGGCTGGCCGGCACCAACGTGGCGGGCCCCCGGGTGCAGCTGGCCAAGTCGGTGTCGCAGCGGCTGATGCCGCCGGCCGCGGGCGACCTGCACTTCGAGGACTAGGAAAGGTCTGACCAGTGGCGGACGGCAACGAGACGGGGTCGTTCCGGCGAACCCTGCTGAGCTTCGCGGCCAAGTCGGCCGCCGCTGGATTGGACCGCCTCGAGGACGCGCTCTTCGACAAGGGTGAGGGCGCGGACATCGGCACAGAGCCGACAGGCGGCGCAGGGGCGCCCGGCACCGAGGCTGCGGCGTCGTCCACGCAGGGCGCGCCCGTCGTCAAGGGTGGCGCGCTCGGCCGGACGCTGCACAGCGACTTCGCCCCGGCGGCGCCGTCGACCGGGCTCCGCGACGCGATGATCTCGAAGGCGCAGGCCACCGGCGCGATCCCCGGCGAGCCGCTCACCGAAGCCCAGGCGATCTACTGGGACCCATTCGCCCTGGTCGAGCAGCTCGGCTACAAGGAGAAGCCGACCGCCATCACCTACGGCACGCTGCAGGCGATGGTCTGGCGGCTGCCGATCCTGCGCGCGATCATCAAGACGCGCGTGGACCAGGTGGCGTCATTCTGCCTGCCACAGCAGCCGCCGCAAGACCCGGGGTTCCGGATCCGGCTGCGCGAGACCGACCGCACCCCGCAGGCGTTCGAGCTCCAGGAGATGCGCCGCCTCGAGGAGTGGCTGCTCACGACTGGCGTGATCCAGGTGGACCGGCGCGAGCGGCACGGGATGGAGTACCTCGTCCGGCAGGTCACCAACGACACGCTGATGTACGACCAGCTCAACATGGAGGTCGTCAGCGACCGTAAGGGCCGGCCGAGTCAGTGGTACTCCGTCGACCCCGCGACCGTACGCTTCGTCGACTCCGCCAAGCTGGCGCCGGACCACTCGATGGACGCGCCCTACGCGGTCCAGATCTACGACAACGTCGTCACCGGCGAGTTCACGCGGCGCGAGATGGTGTTCGGCGTCCGGAACCCGCGCAGCGACATTCGCTCGCACGGCTACGGCACGTCCGAGACCGAGATGATGGTCAACACCGTCACCTACCTGCTGTGGGGGATGGAGTACAACGGCCGGCAGTTCTCGCAGGGCTCGATCGCCAAGGGCCTGCTCAACATCAAGGGGCCGATGCCCGAGCGCCAGCTCCGCGCGTTCCGGCGGCAGTGGTACCAGATGGTGGCCGGCGTCGAGAACGCGTGGCGCACGCCCATCGTCAACGCCGAGGACCTGGAGTGGATCGACCTCAACAAGTCGAACCGCGACATGGAGTTCGGGCACTGGCTCGACTTCCTGATCAAGATCGCGTGCGCCATCTTCGCGATGGACCCGATCGAGGTGAACTTCAAGTACGGCGGCTCGGGCCAGAAGGCCATGTTCGAGGCCGCCAACAAGGTGAAGATCGTCGAGTCGAAAGCGAAGGGCCTGCAGCCTCTGCTGAAGTTCGTCGCCAGCATCTTCAACGAGAACATCCTGTGGCCGAACAGCGAGGACTTCACGCTCGAGTTCACCGGGCTGAGCCCGATGACGCCGAAGGAGCTCGCCGACCTCGAAACGCAGAAGGTCCGGACGTACATGATGGTGGACGAGATCCGCGCGATGCACGACCTGCCGCCGCTGGCTGACGGCCTGGGTCAGATCATCGACTCACCGAACTGGATGGAGGCGCGACGCGAGCTGCTGCTGCAGGAGCAGATGGACGCCGAGCAGGGCGGCGGCAAGCCGTCGTCCGATGGCGGCAAGCCGTCGTCCAGCGGGGGCAGCAGCGCTACGGATACGAGCACGGCCACACCCGGCACGGCGCCGGGCGGTACGCAGCAACCTCCTCCGCCGGTGACCAAGTCGCTGACCGGCGCGCTAGGGAGCGACACCGTCTGGGACATCAGGCTGTAAGGGAGACACGATGCGAGTCGAGCACCAAATCCACGTTCAGATCCACGACGACACCGACGCCAAGGACGCGCTGTGGGCGCCGGACAAGACGCTGGCCAAGACGGTCATCACGAACATGCAGCGGCACCAGGCCGGCACGTTCCAGATCGACGCGGCCGCGACGGAGAACCTGTCGCTCGGCGACATCGCGGCGGTGCGCGCGGTCTACATCGAGGTCGACGGCAACTTCAACGTCGTGTGGAACGGCGGCGCCGAGATCTTCAACTACCTGCTCGCCGACACCACCAGCGGCCGCAAGGCGCGTTGCTTCAACGAGATGACCGTGACCGCCTGCGCGATCACCAACCCGGGCGCGGCGGCCATCAACGGCCGCTACGTCGTGTACGGGGACCCGACGGCCTGATGCGCGCGCTGTACGACAGGATCTCGCCGCGGCACACCGAGATGTGCGTCGGGACGCGAACTGCGGTGGCGTTTCGGCGCCGCGGGCGGAGCTTCGTCGTGCAGGTGCCCGGTGACGAGCACACGCCCACGCTTCAGGCGATCAACCCCACGTGGGAGTACACGATGGACGGCCAGCGCCGGCTCATGTGCACGACCGTCGATGTGGAGCTGTACATCAACGCGCGCCGCCGGCTGCTCGAACGCCACAACGGCACGCTGACCAAGTTCGCCCGGATCGCTACGGCGGCTGGCGACGAGCTGAACCGACGACCGTTCGGGTGTGTGAGGTAAGCCGTGCACTTTCACCTCGAGGCTGCGCAAGGCGAGTTGCGGACCAAAGGTCGGCGGCTGGTCAAGGCGATCGCGGATCGCTTGGTCGAAGAGGACGTCGAGCTGGCCAAGGCGCTGTACTCGACGCTGCTCGACCTGGCTGATGTGCAGGCGGCCGCCGAGCCGCTCAGCAAGAGCGACACCGACGCGACGTACAACATCGCGGCCGGCTCGCAGATGGGGAACCGTGCGGTCGGCCCTGGCGGCTCCGGCCCGAACATCGCGTCGTTCTCGCCAGTCCAGCTCAAGCCGCAGACGTCGGCCAGGATGCGCGAGCGCGTCGAGGGCCAGAAGAAGACCGACGAGGAGCTCGCCTTCGCACGGCACGCCATGGACGTCCGCAAGGAGGGCATGAAGCTCATCTGGAACACCCCGGACGACTCGAAGGTCTTCGAGCTGCCGCAGCCGACACACCGCAGCGACACGGCGCAGAACGCGCTCGACGAGGCGCCGGCGCAGAAGCTCCGCCTCGAGGACAACGCGGACCGCCTGCGCGCGGGTTCGGCCGAGTCGGCGCCCAATCACGTGGGTCAGAAGCCCACGGGCCCGGCGCTGATGCTCCCGGCGAGCTATGAGAAGTGCGAGCAGCCCTCCGACGCAACCCCTGCAGCGGCGCCGACGCTCGGCCTGAGCGCTGCGGCGCCCAAGCCCGCTAGCGTCTCGCTGGATGGGCCGCTGGCCATGGGCGGTTCGCACACGGTGAAGAAGCGCGGCCTGGGCGAAGTCACGCTCACCCGCGGCGATTCCGGCTACACTGTCGACATGGACGGCTTCGATCCGGTGGAGTTCGCCTCGCTGTCGGCTGCGTGCGACCACGTGTGGGCACGTGCCAAGGGGTACGACGGCGCCGACGCCTACAAGGAAGCGCACGGCGTGAACAAGGTGCCGAGCGGAGCTGGATGGAAGTTCTGGGGTCTCAAGCGCAAGAGGGCCGCCTAGTGTCCGTGCACGTTCCCACGAAGCTGGTGCTCGGCGCCGACGACCTCGGGTCGATTCGGTGTCCCGGGTGTAAGAACAAGGCGCTGCAGAAGTCGTCCGACGGTGCGCTGACCCTGCGGCCCAAAGGCCCGGTGCGTTTCGAGGACGACCGCTGCTTCATGAAGTGCTTCCACTGCGACCGCTCGATCGAGCTGCCGCTGGCGCTGGCCAAGAGCGAAGACGCCGCCCCTGCGCGGGTCGTGCTTCGCATGCCCGCGCACCGCTGACGGTCGGGGCGCAAAACGCCCAGCTTGACCGGACCCCGGAAACAACAGTAAGACCGAAGACAGGCTCGGTCGGGAAACGTCGTTCGCGCGGCAGATTCCGGAAAGGGGCGCAAGTGATGGTCTGGCACGGACCTCACCTGCGCCCCTTTTCCATTTTAAGCCGAGCCCGGAGACGAAGTGGACGAGCTCTGGGACGAACTGGTGAAGGGCATGACCGGCGACGGCACGTTCCGCTACTTCGCACCGATCTCGTTCTTCGAGAAGGCCGACGCGCCCAAGGGCGAGCAGCGCCGGTTCGGCGGCATCAGCACGACCGACGAGAAGGACCAGGAGGGCGAGCAGATCCTCCAGCGCGGCCTCGACTTCGACAGCTACTTCATCAAGAAGGGCTGGTTCAACGACAACCACGCCAAGAACGCCGGCGGCATCGTCGGCTACCCCTCGGGCGTCCAGTTCTTCAAGAAGGGCTCCAGGCTCCCTGACGGGACCACGGCGCGCGCCAACCTGCATTGGACCGAGGGCTACCTACTCAACGGGCACCCGCCCGCCGACGCCATTTGGTCGGCCGGCATGGCGCTGCAGAAGTCCGGCGGCGGCCGGCGCCTCGGCCAGTCCATCGAGGGCAAGGTGCTCCGGCGGACTGGGGCCGACAACAAGACCATCGCCCGCGCGCTCGTGCGCAACGTGGCCATCACGCACTGCCCCGTGAACGTGGGCAGCTCGCTCAACTTCCTGGCCAAAGCGCTCGTCGCGGCCGAAGAGGCCGAGAACGGCGAAGCGCGCCAGCCCGGGGACGAGTGCCCCGAGACTCCGAAGCCCGCGCGCAAGGACGAGAAGATCGCCGCGCTGGGCATGGGCGCGCCCGGAGCAGCTGCCGGCTCGGCGACCGGGCTCGGTGAGCAGCCGGGGCCGTCGGCCGGGCGCATCATCACACCGCAGTCGCTCGAGGACGACCTGACCAACACCGCACACAAGTCACTGACGCGTGGGCAAGCGTTGGACGTGATCTTCGCGCGGTTCCCGAGGCTCAGCGCCGCCGAAGCCGGCCGCATGCTCGACCTCACCTACACAATGAAACGGAAGGGGCTTCTAGCGCCATGAAGATGACCAACTGCAAGGGGTGCAACAAGGAGTACCCGGACAACGCGCTCAACGGAGGCAAGTGCAAGGGCTGCATGAGCAAGAGCGAGGAGGACACCGTGACCACGGACGAGCTCAAGAAGTCGATGGACAAGATCGAGCAACTGACCAAGGCGGAGACGCCGGAGGCGCGCAAGCAGGACCTGCTGCAGAAGAGCCTCAACGGCAGCGCCAGCGCCGAGGAGCAGGGCGAGCTGGCCTCGCTGCTCAAGGGCGAGAAGCCCGCAGGCACCGACGTCGCCGGAGACCTGGCCAAGTCGCTCACCGACGGTGACGACCTGCAGAAGTCCATCGACGTCAGCGGCGCGCTGGCCGACCTCGTGGGGAACCTCGAGAAGGCGCTGGGCGCCGTCGGCGAGCGGATCGAGAAGTCCGCGTCGCATCAGGGCGAGGTCAACCTCGTGCTGGCCAAGGGCCTGCTCGACAGCTGCAAGCTGACCGTCCAGACCAACGACCTGGTCAAGAGCCTGCAGACCGAGATCGAGTCCTTCGGGCGCCAGCCCGCAGGGCAGCGCCGCTCCGCGAGCACGCCGAGCGACGTGGTCAGCAAGGCGCACGGCGGTCAGGCCCCGGGCGAGGACCAGATCACCAAGAGCGACGTCCTCAACATCATGGAGGCCATGTACGACGAGGGTCGCACGCCGATGGCGCCATGCGGCGAGGATCTCAACAAGGCCATCGCGAAGATGGAGAGCGTCGGCGACGTCAGCGCTCCCCTGATGCGTGACCTGGCCGCGTTCCGCAGCAAGCGGAT